GTGCTAGTCCAGGAAGAGCAGCAATCACGGCTGCAACAGATTCTGCTACTGCAGTATATACACTAGGAGATGTTGTAGGGGCAACAACTGATACTCATCCATTTGCAGTAGGAGACTTTATTGCAGTCCTAGATCCATCTTCAGTAATTGCATCTGCATTTGAATCTGCAGATACTGTAGGTAAAACGATTACTGCAGCAACTGGTAATACAATTACTACAGATATTGACTCATCTGCTGCAGCTGCTGACTATGCATATACCAGTGGTAATAAAGCATATGTACATAGATGTGTGAAGATCACTGCAGGCAGTAATGCAATTACGGTAGAAGAAGTCCAGATTGTTGGTGGATAAATATGGCTGAAGGATTTGGGGCCAAAGCACCAGTAAATCGTACTGCTGAAAGATATGTCAAAGGTATGAAGAAGGGGTTTCATCGTTGGAAGAAACTTTATGGTGGAAGAGCAACAGACGTAATGTATGCAACGGCAAATAAAATGGCAACGCAGGAGCAACTAAAAATGGCACCCACTTATAACGAAATCTTCAATGAAGCTGGAGACTATTGGCACCCAGATCCAGAAAAGGATAAGAGAATTAGTGGTGCTGGAAATAAACTTCGTGCTCGTGAAGATAGTGCTGCTGCATCAAAACCAAAAGAAGATCCTAAGAAGTTACGTCCTGGAGAATCTTATAAGGCTTATTCTGATAGAATACAAGGAAAGTCATCTGTAAAACCTGCAGCAAAAACTTCATTGAGAGATAGAATAAAGAGTAAACTAGGTAAAGCAATTGATAAAGTTGGTGGTATCAATAACTCATATGATCCAGAAGGTGAAGTTATTGACGAAGCAGGTCTGCTCCATGGAGCAGGTGGTAGACCTAAAGCAAAACCAGGAAAAACACAAGTAAAAACTAAACCACCAATTAATCCTGATCGTGCTGCAATGCGCTTCGGAAAAGTTAATTCTTCTGAAAGGGACATGAAAGAAGGTAAGACAGATGGCAAATCTGCAAAATCTTCTGGATATTCATTGAAGGACTGGTTTGATGATGGTGGATGGGTTCAGGCTGGTGGTAAGTATGATGGGAAACCTTGTGCTAAACAACCTGGACAAACAACTAAACCATACTGCAGAGATCCTGATGATCGTGCTAACATGGATAAGGATGAAAGAAATAGAAGAGCTGCTAAAAAACGCAGAGAAGATCCAGATCCAAACGCTAGTGGAAAAGCAATAAACGTGACTCAAGAAGCAATAGATTTGGTAAGTTTAATTGAAAAAAAACTTTGTAATCATACCAAAGAAGGTGTTGATTGTCCATGTCACGGAAAAAATAGGTGTCCAGTAGTGTTAAAATCAAAAATTAAAGGTACTGATCATGATATGGAGGCAACTGCAACTTACAGTGAAGAGAAGGATGCTTGCTACCACAAGGTAAAGTCTCGTTATAGGAAATGGCCTAGTGCATATGCATCGGGTGCTTTAGTGAAATGCCGTAAGGTAGGTGCTGCTAACTGGGGTAACAAATCAGAAGGCATATCTTTTCAACAGTTTCAAGAAAAGGCACTTAAGTGTTGGAAAGGATGCAGAAGAGTACCTGGCACAGTTGCTGGTACAAAAGGATCATGCACATGTGAAGACACAACTAATGAAGATTGGCAGAAAGTAAATAAGCAGGATAAAACTGATGGTATGAGTGATGCTGCAGTTAAAGCATATCGTCGTGAGAATCCAGGTTCTAAACTTCAGACAGCAGTAACTGGTGATCCAAAACCAGGAAGCAAAGATGCAAGTCGGCGTAAAAATTATTGCAGTAGATCTAAAGGTCAGCAATCTATGCACAATATTGATTGCTCTGCTGATCCAGATAAACCGATTTGCAAAGCAAGAAGACGCTGGAAGTGTTGATATCGTAACACAGTATTGTGTTTGTAATTTCTAATAATCTTTCAAACTCTGTGTGAGAAGGAGAATTTATAAGAGCAATATGCAATACTTATTAAAATGTAATATTTTGTAATACATTTTTTTGGTAAATAGAGTATACTACTGTATAGAGACGATACTTAAATGGTAGCATTATATTTACTCCTCCTCATTCTTATTTTTATGGTTTGGTATGCTGGATGGGAGGGCACTATGCGCGTATTTGCTTACATTGATTTGGAGCTTCGCTATCTAGGTATTAAGTTTCAAATGTGGAGGATAAAGCGCAAGCTGGAAGACCAACTCAATTTCCCTCCTACAAATTTTTCTACTATTTTTGAGGAAATACAAAATGACAAATAAGGAACTGTCTGATCTGTCAATTGACAGAAAGGAATGTCCTAAGTGTGGTGCCATTTGGTTAAATGGTCAACACTATTGGTCTGGCACTGGGAAGGAAGGAGATCCCCACGATTTAGCTGGACTAGTTTGTAATGTAGTCAATGATAAAAATTGTGTAAATCCTTGCAAAGGATCTACAAGTGGAGTAACATGGGCAGATCGTTGGTTAAAATTAGAGAAACTTCAGTGGCCCACAGAATGAATCAAATTAAACCAGAACATTTAGTAACACATAAAGAGTGTCAAGAGATGATTGATGCTGCCATAAGACGGCATAATAGAAATGCTTCCATTATTTCTATGTTTGTTGGCTGGTTTGTCCTTGCTTTATTTGCTGAAGGACTTTTAAGACTTATAGGCGTAATTCCACCAGTACTACCATGGCTCAACATTACACTGAAATAATTGGGGTCTCATTCTTACTAATATTTCTTGCTACAATGACCTATCATGGAATCATGATAATGAAGCAGCATAATGGGTATTCACAACGCTATATAAGACGTGATTCTCAAAGAATGCGTACTCGTATAGAGGAGATATTAAAAGATGACAATTTTGATTAAAACTTTATTATTATTTTTATCCATTGGATGCTTTATCTATTGGGGACTGCACAATGCATATACATAATGGCGATGGGAAAAATAATTAATTATGAGTAATAATGAAGTATATCTTGGTAATCCAAATTTAAAGAAAGCAAACGTTGCTCAAGAGTTTACTCAAGATCAAATACAAGAGTACTTAAAGTGTGCTGGTGATCCTGTTTATTTTATCAAAGAGTATATAAAAATTGTGTCTCTTGATAAGGGACTCATTCCATTTCAAATGTATCATTTCCAAGAAGAAATGGTGCAAAAGTTTCATAAAAATCGTTTTAATATTGCAAAACTTCCAAGACAGTCTGGCAAATCAACTATTGTAACTTCGTATTTGTTGTGGTTTGTTTTATTCAATCAAAATGTTAACGTAGCAATTCTTGCAAACAAAGCAGCTACTGCTCGTGAGATGCTACAACGATTACAATTGAGTTATGAAAATCTTCCAAAGTGGTTGCAACAAGGAATCCTCCAGTGGAATAGAGGTAGTTTGGAATTGGAGAATGGAAGCAAAATCTTGGCTGCTTCTACTTCCGCATCTGCTGTCCGTGGTATGTCCTTTAATGTTATATTTTTGGACGAATTCGCGTTTGTTCCGAATCATATCGCTGACCAGTTTTTCAGCTCTGTTTATCCTACTGTTTCTTCTGGTCAGTCAACAAAAGTAATTATCATTTCAACCCCGCACGGGATGAATATGTTTTACAAACTTTGGCATGATGCAGAAAGAGGAAAGAATGAATATCTACCTACAGAAGTCCACTGGTCTGAAGTGCCAGGGAGGGATGCTAAGTGGAAAGAACAAACTATTAAAAACACATCAGCACAACAGTTTAGAGTTGAGTTTGAGTGTGAATTTTTAGGATCAGTAGATACACTAATCAGTCCGAGTAAATTGCGGATGATGGCATATCATGATCCCATTGCAGAAAAAAACGGACTTTCAATGTATGAAAAGGTGGAGGAGGGACATCAATATGTTATCACGGCAGACGTTGCAAGAGGAGTATCTGGAGATTATTCTGCATTTTTGGTGGTTGATACAACTACAATCCCGTATCGAGTAGTTGCTAGATATAAAAATAATGAAATTAAACCCATTCTATTTCCCAATGTAATTGTAGACGTAGCTAGAAATTATAATCATGCATTTGTTTTAGTTGAAGTCAATGATGTTGGTGGGCAAGTAGCAGATATTATCCAATATGATTTAGAGTATGATAATTTACTTATGGTTGCAATGCGTGGGAGAGCTGGGCAACAACTAGGTCAAGGATTCTCAGGAAAGAAAACACAACTTGGGATAAAAATGAGCACTGCGGTAAAGCATGTGGGATGCTCAAATTTGAAAGTGTTGATTGAAGACGATAAGTTAATCATCCCAGACTATGATTGTATTGCAGAATTAACAACATTCATCCAGAAAGGAAGTACATTTCAAGCAGAAGAGGGTTGTAATGATGACCTAGCAATGTGCATGGTTATTTTTGCATGGATGGCAATGCAACCATACTTCAAAGAATTAAATGAAAATGATGTGAGAGCTAGAATTTACGCAGATCAAAGAGAAGCAATTGAGCAAGACATGGCACCCTTTGGTTTTATAGATGATGGATTGGGTCAAGATTACTACAAAGATGCCCAAGGAGATGTTTGGCAGATTGCGGAATACGGAGATAAGTCATATATGTGGGAGTATAGGTAAAGTTTGAAAAATATAAATAATCTTAGACAATCGCTGAACCGTTTCTAGGAGTTTAAATATGGCATCTACTCAACTTTCGCCAGGCGTAGTTATTCAGGAAAGAGATCTCACTACGGTAACTACGCCTATTGGTTTTAATGTTGGTGTTTTAGCAGCACCATTTTCACAAGGTCCTGTGTCAGAAATTGTCGAGATTTCTTCAGAAAGACAACTTGTTAGCACTTTTGGTCAACCAGACGATTACAACTATGAGTTTTGGTATACCGCTTCCCAATTCTTATCATATGGTGGTATTTTAAAGACTATTCGTGTTAGCGATTCAGTATTAAAGAATGCTGTAACTCCTGGTGCAACCGCAGTATTAGTTAAAAATCTTCAGGATTATGAAACAACCTATGAAGATAGCAATTCAAATTCGTGGCAGTGGGCGTCACGCACCGCTGGAGGATTCGGAAATTCCGTTGGTGTTTTCATAACTGATGCTGGTCCAGACCAAATCCTCAAACTACCTGCTCCCGCATCTGGTAATGAGTGGGAATTTGTTGCTGACGAAGAAGTTGCTACAACTTCTGCTGCTTCGGCAGGTAAAGTATACAAATATTCAATTCGCTTAACACTTACTAATGTCCTTGGATCATTTACACCTGCAGTTGGAACAACTGTAACAATTGGTGGATCCGCCCAAGCCGTAACTGTACTTGCATGGAAAGCGGAAGATAAAATCTTGGAAGTTGCACTTCCATCAGGAGGAATCACTGGTATTCTTGGAGCAGGACAAGCAGTTGCACAAGGTACTAATACTGCAACTATCGCAACCTCTGGAGTTGAGCGTTTACTCTATGTTGGACTAGATGCTTATAAAGCAGCATTTGCAGCAGCTCATGTCATCAAAGATACTAATGACACTAATGTAACTATAACTTCTGTCCGTTCAGAATATGCAGAGCGCGAATATATTCCTGGATCTAAGTGGATCAACGTTGGAGCACGTCCTGGCACATCATTGTATGCGGCTGGAGTTGGTGGATCAAACGATGAGATGCACATCTTAGTTGTTGACATTGATGGTAAGATCACTGGCAATCCTGGTACAGTATTAGAAAGATTCTTAGGTCTTTCAAAAGCAACTGATGCTAAAACTTCTGTTGGTGAAGTAAACTACTATAAGACTGTTATCAAGCAAAGATCACGTTATATTTTCTGGGGTTCTCATGAAACTGCTTCATTCAATGGAAATGCTGCCGCCCCATCGGATGGAAATTGGGGTCAGAGTTCCGTAAACAGAAGATTCAATCTTCTACGCTCTGCTAATGGTACAGTTTCATATCCAGATAATATTGCAACTCTTGGATCTAAGAATAATGCTACATTCTTCTATAGATTACAAGGTGGTGTAAACTATAGCCTTACTTCTGGTGTTTATTCCATTACAAATACAAATGTTGCAGCATCTTACGAGCTCGTAAGCGATCCAGAATCACAGACCATTGACTTTATTCTTTCTGGTCCTGCAGGTGCTGATGATGCTGCTGCTATCGCAAAAGCAACAACCCTAATTAACCTAGTAGAAGAGCGTCGTGACTGTTTAGTATTCTGCTCTCCAAAGAGAAGCGATATTATTGGACTGAGTGATACAAATTCAATCACAACAAATATCGTAAATTACTTTAATCAAGTGCCAGCATCAAATTATGCAATCTTTGATTCTGGTTATAAGTATATCTATGATAAGTATAATGATGTATATCGTTATGTCCCATGTAACGGAGACATTGCTGGGTTATGCTTACAGACTGGAGAACTTGCAGAGCCTTGGTTTTCACCTGCTGGATTCTCTCGTGGAATTTTAAGAAATGCTGTAAAACTAGCATACTCACCAAATAAAACTCAACGTGATACACTCTATGCAAATAGAATTAATCCTGTTGTATCTTTCCCAGGTCAAGGGATTGTCCTCTTCGGTGACAAAACCGCACAGGGTTATGCATCAGCATTTGATCGTATCAATGTCCGTAGACTATTCCTTGTTATTGAGAGAGTTATTGGCACTGCTGCTAAGACTCAACTATTTGAGCAAAATGATGAAGCTCAAAGAAATCTATTCTTGAATATTGTCGAGCCATATCTCCGTGATGTCCAAGGTCGTCGTGGTGTGACTGACTTCTTAGTTAAGTGTGATGAATCAAACAACCCACCAGAATCGATTGATCGCGGAGAATTCTACGCTGAAATTTATATCAAACCAACTCGCACAATCAACTACATCACACTAACGTTTATTGCAACTAGAACTGGAGTATCCTTCAGCGAGGTTGCTAACTAAACTAGCACTTGAGGGGTCTGTTTAGACCCTTCTGAAATTTTCAATTTTTCTAAATATTAGAGACGGAGCATAAAAACAATGGCAATCAGAGGAACAATTGATGATTTTAAGGCTAGCGTAGTTAGTGACTTTGCTAGACCTAATCTATTCCAATGTGATTTAAACTTCCCAACTGGAATTATCAACGAGTCAGCTCTTGCCACTCTAGGCAAGTTTACTGTAAGAGCAGCAAATCTACCATCTTCACAGATTGGTGTTATTGAAGTACCTTTCAGGGGTCGTGTGCTTAAAATCGCGGGAGATCGCACATTTGAGCCATGGACTATTACTATTATGAATGACAGTAAGTTTACTCTTAGAAATGCATTTGAATTGTGGGCAAATGCAATTCAAGCAGCAAATGAAAACTTCACTGCTGCTGGTACACTAGGAGATAATAGTGATTCAACTGGATACTTTGCAGACATGAGTGTGCATCAACTTGCTAGAGATGTTAAGGATGGAGATGCACCAAAACTTCTCAAGTCCTACAGATTCTATAATGTCTTCCCAAGCAATATTTCAGCTATTGATCTTGACTTTGGAAACAATGATGCTATTGAAGAATTTACTGTTGAGTTACAAGTCCAATATTGGGCACCCGAAGCACCTAATAAGTAATTCCCACCAATTCTAACCCTGATAAATATATCAGGGTAACTTAATTAGATTATAATGTCACAACTGTTTGGTTTTTCATTGGAACGTGCAAAGAAGGTCCCCAAGGGACCTTCTTTCGTGCAAAAAGACGATCTTGATGGATCGCAACCAGTATCGGGTGGGGGATACTATGGGTATTCTGTTGACTTTGATGGTGTCGTAAGAAACGAATATCAACTTATCTCTCGTTATAGAGATATGGTTTTACAACCAGAGTGCGATAGCGCAGTAGATGATATCGTCAATGAGACTATTTGCGGAAACTTTGATGATGTACCAGTAGAAGTTGAGTTATCAAATCTCAAAGTTTCTGATAAAATTAAAAAATTAATTAGAGAAGAGTTTCATGAGATCCTAAGACTTTTGGATTTTGATAATAGATCATATGAAATTTTTCGTCGTTGGTATGTAGATGGTAGACTATTTTACCACAAGGTTATTAATCCAGATAATCCTAGAGAGGGATTGATTGAGTTACGTTATATTGATCCTAGAAAAATTAGAAAAGTCACTGAGCATGAGCAAAAGAGACCAGAGCAATTAAGAGGTTTGGCTATCAATGAAGCTCTAACTACAAAATCTGTAGATTATTACCTATATGATCCAAAAGGATTGAAAAACTCTACAACTCAAGGATTAAAAATTGCTACAGATTCTATTTGCTACGTGCATTCTGGCATTCAGGATTTAAATGCAAATATGGTGTTGTCACATCTCCATAAAGCAATTAAAGCAGTAAATCAACTCCGCATGATCGAAGACTCTTTGGTCATTTACAGATTGTCTCGTGCTCCAGAGCGTAGAATTTTTTATATCGATGTTGGTAATTTACCCAAAAATAAAGCAGAGCAATATCTCCGCGAAGTGATGGGTCGTTATCGTAATAAACTTGTATACGATGCAAACACTGGAGAAATTAAAGACGATAAAAAGTTTATGTCAATGCTTGAAGATTTTTGGCTACCTCGCCGTGAAGGTGGTAGAGGGACTGAAATCACTACACTCCCAGGCGGACAAAATCTTGGAGAATTAGAAGATGTTAAGTATTTCCAAAAGAAACTTTATAAAGCACTTAACGTACCATCTTCAAGATTAGAAACGGAAACAACTTTTAATATTGGTCGCGCTGCAGAAATTACCAGAGATGAAGTTAAATTTCAAAAATTTATTGCGCGTTTAAGAAAACGTTTTTCTGAATTATTTGCAGATCTTCTAAGAACTCAATTAATTCTTAAAGGTATCATTTCCATGGAAGAATGGGAAGATATTAAAGAACATATTCAGTTTGATTATGTTGCTGATAATTATTTCTCAGAATTAAAAGAGACTGAGATTCGCACAGAAAGACTAAATCTAGTTAGTGCAATGGATCCTTATGTAGGTAAATACTTCTCCGCAGAATATATTCGTCGTCAGATTTTAAAACAGACTGATGTTGAAATAAAAGAGATTGATAAACAAATTGATAAAGAAATGAATGATGGTACGATTGTAGATCCAAATGCGGTAGATCCTGCAACTGGACAACCGATTGACCAATCTGCTGCTGCATTACCTGCAGCTTCAACTGCTGAAGAAACTCCAGAAATTGACCCAGCAGATGTAAAAAGAGCAGAATTCTAAATAAATAAATAACTAAGTAATTATATTATCATATTATGCCTTCTGATATTGCACAAGAAATTGTTAATCGTATTTTTGGTGATGATAAAGCAGGTGCTTTAGATGCCGCCAATGATGCATTTTCTTCATATACCTATGATTTAATTCAACAACAAAAGTTGGAATTTGCAAAGACCATGGGTTTTGATTTGGAAGATACCGCACAACAAGTTGCGGATGAGCTTGCCGACGAGTTACCAACTGGTGATGAATCCCCCGAGGATGTTGAAGTTGATGGTCGGATGCCATATGATCCCCCAGAAGAACTAGACACCACAGAAGAGGAAGAATCCGATGAAACTTATCAGTGAAGAGGTAACTTATGTTGAGTTTATCTCAGAAGAAGTAGAAGGGAAGAAAAAGTACTACATTGAAGGAGTTTTTCTTCAAGCGGAAATGAAAAACCGCAATAACAGAATGTATAAAATTAGCACTTTATCGAGAGAAGTTGCTAAATACGATAACGATTACATCCAAAAAGGTCGTGCTTTAGGAGAGTTGGGACATCCTGATGGTCCAACAATTAATCTAGATCGCGTATCCCACAAAATTATGAGTCTAAATCAAGAAGGCAATAACTTCATTGGTAAGGCAAAAATTCTCGATACTCCTATGGGTAATATCGCTAAGAATTTACTCGATGAGGGTATTAGATTGGGGGTTTCTTCCCGTGGAATGGGATCTCTAATTAAGCAAGAAGGTTGCAACGTTGTTGCTGATGACTTCATGCTTGCCACTGCTGCTGATATTGTAGCAGATCCTTCTGCTCCTGATGCATTTGTTGATGGAATTATGGAAGGAAAAGAGTGGGTGTGGGACAATGGCATCTTAAAAGAAGCTCATGTATCTCAAATTAAACGTGAGTTAGATGCCGCAACTCTTATCAATATTCAAGAGCGCAAAATTTCCGCGTTTCAAAAATTTTTGAAGAGTTTGTAATTTATAAATAAACATAGACAACAGTAAATGCTTAACGGAGAAGATCAAATGTCTGAATCCCTCGACAAGGAGCTTGAGTCACTAGAATCATACGAAATGGAATTAGATGAAGCTAATAACGTAGTGACCAAGAACGCCAAGCCTGGTGAAAAAATTGACACCTCTAAAGGTGGTGCTAACAAAGTTATCGATGTAACTACAGATTCTATGGAAGGTGCAAAGGGCACTAAGAATGCTGGTGCTTCTGCCGCTGGTGCAGTGAAGCATGAAGGTAGTAAGTCCCTTTCTACTAAACCTTCTGCAGCATCCGCTAGAATGGAGGACGTAGAAACCGATGAAGAAGAAGTCATTGCAGAAACCCAGTATGACTTTACTGAGGATGTTGACGCTCTTGTCGCTGGTGAAGAGCTCTCAGAAGAATTCAGAGAGCGTGCCGCAACGATCTTTGAAGCGGCAGTAACTTCGCGTGTTAATGCAGAAGTTAAGGATCTAACCGAAGCATTTGAATCTGCTTTTGCTGAAGAAGTAGAAGCAATCAAAACAGAATTGGCCGAAAAGGTTGATGACTATCTATCTTATGTTGCTACACAGTGGATGCAAGAAAATGCACTCCAAGTGGAGCATGGTATCAAAAATGAGATTGCAGAGTCATTCTTTGATGGTCTAAAAGGTCTCTTTATCGAGCACAACATGAGTGTGCCCGAAGAGAAATTCAACCTACTTGACGGTATGGTTGAAGAGCTTGATGAGATGGAAGCTAAACTCAACGAGCAAATCGACGCCAACGTCCAACTGAATAAGCAGTTGGGAGACTATATGAAAATGGAAATCGTGTATGAGTGTGCTGCAGGTCTTGCAGAGACTCAAAAAGAGAAGCTAGCTTCTCTGGCAGAGGGTGTTGAGTTTGAAACTGAAGCAGATTTTCGGAAGAAAATCGAAACTATTAAGGAATCATACTTCACTCGCAAGGCAGTTACTGAGGTAACAGATCCTACCGAGGACAGAAGTCAACCCCTTGTAGAACAAACTACATCTGGCACCATGTCGCGTTACGTGGATGCACTAAAGATGTGGTCTAAATGATTAATTCGTAAAACTACTTTTTAAACGGAGACACAACAAATGGCATTCGCATCCCTCCAAGAAAAGTGGGCACCCGTTCTTAACCACGATGCTCTCCCTGAAATCAAGGATAGCTATAAGAAAGGCGTTGTCGCACAACTTCTTGAGAACCAAGAAAGAGCAATCGCTGAGGAAGGTCGCATCCTCACTGAGACTCTACAGACCACAGGATATACTGGCGCTGCTGACGCAACTGGTCCTGTTGCAGGTTTCGACCCTGTACTAATCAGCCTAATTCGCCGCTCAATGCCTCAGCTCATCGCTTATGATGTTGCTGGTGTGCAGCCAATGACTGGTCCTACTGGACTTATCTTCGCAATGCGTACCAACTATGGTAGCGAGCGCAACCCAGCTGCTGCTGGTTACGATGAAGCATTCTTCAACGAGCCCAACGCAGGTTTCTCTGGCGGTGGCGGCACCACCTATGATCCTGGTGCTTCTAGCTCCGCTAACAACGATGCTGAGGGCAACAACCCTGCAGTACTCAATGATTCATCACCTGGCACCTATGAGCAGACCGCAGATGCAACTGGCATGACCACTGCAACTGTTGAAGGTCTTAACGACTCTACCGCTGGTAGTGAGTTCCGCGAAATGGGATTCAGCATCGAGAAGGTTACCGTAACCGCTCGCGCTCGCGCCCTCAAGGCAGAATACAGCATCGAGATGGCACAAGATCTCAAGGCAATTCATGGTCTAGATGCTGAGCAAGAGCTTGCTAATATCCTTAGCACTGAGATTCTTGCTGAGATCAACCGTGAAGTTGTCCGTACCATCTACGTTAACGCTGTTGCTGGTGCTCAAAACAACACTGCTAATGCAGGTATCTTCGACCTAGACGTTGACTCCAACGGTCGTTGGTCGGTTGAGAAGTTCAAGGGACTTCTATTCCAGATCGAGCGTGATGCTAACGCTATCGGGCAGCAAACCCGTCGTGGCAAGGGCAACGTTCTCATCTGCTCTGCTGACGTTGCTTCGGCACTCGGCATGGCTGGTGTGCTTGATTACACCCCTGGTCTTGCAGGCAACAATGGTCTTGCTGGTGTTGATGACACCTCCTCGACTCTAGTTGGTACCCTCAACGGTCGTATCAAGGTTTATGTTGATCCTTATTCGGCAAACGTTTCGGATAAGCACTACTATGTTATCGGTTACAAGGGCACCTCGCCTTATGACGCAGGTCTCTTCTACTGCCCATATGTGCCCCTCCAGCAGGTTCGTGCAATCAACCCTGACACCTTCCAGCCCAAGATTGGCTTCAAGACTCGTTACGGTATGGTTTCCAACCCATTCGCTCAGGGTCTCACCCAGGGAAGCGGCGCTCTCACCGCCAACAGCAACAAGTACTACAGAAGAGTACAAGTTAAGAACCTCATGTGATCTAAATAAATCGTGTGAAGGAAGTGCTGGGGGTCTTCGGACCCCCTCTTTTTTTGTCCTAAATATTAGGTGGAGAATCCAAAATCAAATGACAAGTTGGTACGATCAACAATTAACAAATAGAAATTTTCTATCACCAATAGGATTTTTATTTACGCTAGACAAAGCAAAGAAGGCTTCTTTTCTTTGCCAAAGAGCAGAAATCCCAACTATTACGTTAGGTGATATTTCTATTCCAACTAGAGGATTGGTGCCAATTCCAGTGGAGGGAAATATTTCATATGGTGAATTCAATATTGAATTTATTGTCGATGAAGATTTGACAAACTATATGGAGATTCACAATTGGATGCGAGCATTAGGCACTCCACAAGATATTGATGAGAGAGTTACATTTAAAGAATTAAATAGAACTGTACAAAATCAGGAATATAGATATTCTGATGGCACACTACAAATTTTAAATAATAATAACGTTGCTAATTTTGACGTTGTATTTAAAGGTCTTTGGCCAATATCATTATCAACATTGGCATTTGATGTTACTGGATCTGATAATGATTTCTTTACCGCAACAACAACATTTAAATATACTCTATACGAGGTTAGAAATAAAAATTCTCAAACTAGAAGGTGAGTTTATGCAATGGTTGACAAGATTGTGGAATTATGCTACTTTTAATAGATCCACAGAGAGTATGTATGGAAGACCAACAGTGGAAAATAGAATACCTCTCTCTTATGGAAAATCGACTGACAGATTACCAAAAGAAAATATTACAGCAAGGTCCGAAGAGTCTATCGGAGGCATGGGCTCTAGGAGCAATGAAAATCGACTGGAAAAAACGTACAAACACGAAATAAAAATTCCCGATCCTTGGTTATGAATTTAGAGAAATTGCAAGAAATGTGGTCTATTGACTGCCAAATTGATAGAGATTTGTATTGTGAAGAGTCTACAAAAATTCCACAACTCCATATGAGATATATGGAGTTTTTTAATACATATTCTCTAATGAAAAAAGAAAGAGAGTTTGAATTGAAAACTCTTGTCAAAGAGAAGTGGATTTACTACAAAGGTAAAGCACCAGCATCAGTGTATAAGGAAGTGCCATTTGATCTCAAATTAACAACTAGAGATGAGATAGATATGTTTATCGACGCTGATGATGATATAAAAAAGCTTCGCTACAAAGTCGCATACATAGATCAGACTCTGGTATTTTTGGAAAGCGTCTTAAAACAAATTAACAACAGGACATTTCAAATCAAAAATGCTATTGAGTGGGAGAAATTTAAAAATGGCATGTGATTTATGTCTGATCTTATCATTAGCAAGAAAAACGAAGTATATTTAAAAGTAGCAACAGAGCCACACATTAATTATGAATTAGCAGACTTTTTTACCTTTGAGGTAGAATCTGCTAAATTTATGCAGAGAAATAAAAGATATAAAGGTTGGGATGGAAGGATAAGATTATACTCGCCAGGTACAGGAGAAATTTACTGTGGACTTGTAAGTTATCTCACAGACTGGGCAAAGGAAAGAGGATACTCTTATGAGTTTGAAGACTCTAAATTTTTTGGGCATCCAGAAGAAAAAAATGAATTTATTACTCCTGAGGGGGTAGCATCTTTCGTAAAATCTCTGGGTCTACCTCATCACGTTCGGGATTATCAGTATAGAGCTTTATACGAGGCACTACGATATAATAGAAGACTCTTATTATCACCGACAGCTTCTGGTAAATCTCTGATGATTTATGCATTAGTGCGTTATCATGTGAATAGTAATAGAAATGTATTAATCGTCGTGCCGACCACTTCTTTGGTTGAGCAAATGTATAAAGACTTTGAGGAATATGGATGGATGGCGTCCGAATATTGCCACCGTATATATGCGGGGCAAGAAAAATACACGAATCACAGCGTAGTAATTACCACTTGGCAATCTATCTACAAAGAACCTCGTAAATGGTTTGATCGCTTTGACGTTGTAATCGGTGACGAGGCTCACCTTTTCAAAGCTAAATCTCTTACTTCTCTGATGTCTAAGCTGCATGAATGTAAATACCGTATAGGGTTTACAGGAACATTAGATGGTACTAATGTTAATCAACTAGTTTTAGAAGGTGTATTTGGTAGATGCTCCCAAGTAACCAAGACAAAAGATCTTATGGATGCTGGACATGTATCCAGATTAAAAGTAAAAATTGTTTTACTAAAACACGAAGAAAAGATCTTTGAAGGATATCAAAACGAGATAGATTATTTAGTTGAGCATCCTTGGAGAAATAGATTTATTCGTAACCTTGCAAAAGATTTAAAAGGTAATACTTTGGTTCTTTTCAACTATGTTGATCGCCATGGAGTGCCCTTATACGATTTAATAAATAGTAACACAGATAAACCAGTTTATCTTGTGCATGGTGGCGTAGGTGTAAATGACCGCGAAGAGATTCGCATTCTAACGGAGAAAGAAAATAATGCCATCATCGTTGCTTCTTACGGCACTTTTTCTACTGGTATTAATATTAGAAATCTACATAATGTTATCTTTGCTTCCCCTAGTAAATCAAGAATCAGAAATCTCCAATCAATTGGAAGAGTCCTAAGAAAGGGGGAAAATAAATCCCAAGCAACTCTATATGATATTGCTGATGATATTTCTACAAATCGTGGAAATAATTATACTCTTAATCATTTAACAGAACGGATTAAAGTTTATAATCAAGAAAAATTTAATTATGAAATCATAGAAGTAAAATTAAAAGCTTATGATTAACTACGCAAAACATGACGAAGAATTTTATGGAATATTCAAACTCGCCAGTGGTGAGGAATTATTGTCCAAAGCTGTATTGACTGAAGATGGTGGAGAAACAATTGTTTTTCTAACAAATCCAGTACTTATAGAAATATTTACAAGAGAATTAGATAAGGGTAAAGTTGCCAAAGGCATGGGATTTTCTCACTGGATGCAACTGAGTGATGAAGAGTTTTTTATTTTGAGAGAAAAAGATATCATCTCACTAGCAACAATGTCTAATGAGACGATACTAATGTATGAAGCTTACATTAATGGAGAAGATCCAAAAAACATAGATCGTCAAAGAGTAACGCTGGACGAGGGGATGGGATATCGTGGCACAATCAATGATGCACGTAGACTCTTTGAAAAAATATATAAAAATTCTTTTCAACCTTGACAGTGTTGATTCTAGTTAATATTGACAACCTTGTCAAGTGTGTTATAATGATAACAGCAAAATTCCTCATTTATGAAAGCACCATTACAAAAAAAGAAACAGCATTATGTAAATAATCAGGAGTTTCTTGCTGCGGTTATTCAATTGCGGAATTATTTTATTGAGGGAAAAGAGTTAGGTCATACAAATTATAAGGAAACTATAATCTATTTTAGGAATCATAAAAATAGAAAAACCTCAGTGAGGTTTATTCGTTGTTATGAATATCTTGGTGGTGTATTTACCAAGATTGCGAATCACTTATCATATCGTCCAAATTTTATCAACTATATGTATAAAGATGATATGATTTGTGATGGGATAGAAAATTGTATTCAATACATCGATAATTTTAATCCAGAAAAATCTAGTAACCCCTTTGCATATTTTACTCAGATTATTTACTATGCCTTTTTGAGAAGAATTGCAAAAGAGAAAAGACAAATGGATATTAAGGAAAAAATCTTAGAGAGATCTGGATACGATGAGGTTTTTTCGGTTGACGGAGACGGCGGAGCGGAGTATAATCAGATCAAGTCTAGAATCGCAATCAACTCCAAACGATGAAAATATTACTGATTACTGACCAGCACTTTGGCGTTAGAAATGATAATCAGTCATTTATCAATCTTTATAAAAAATTTTATGGTGAGATTGTAATTCCATTTATTCGTGCTGCAAATATTAAACAAATTGTTGCACTTGGGGATACATTTGACAAGCGCAGATCCGTAAATTTTATGTCTCTTAATGAGGCAAAGGACATGTGGTTTGGTCCTTTGGATGAAATGGGTGTGCGTTTACATATGCTTGTGGGAAATCATGATATCTATTATAAGAATACCTTAAGGATAAATGCCCCTAGAGAGTTACTTGGAGAATTCTCCAACATCGTTATTCACGATGCTCCCAATACTGTTACTTTTGACGGTACTGATATATTGTTTCTTCCTTGGATTTGTGATGACAATCGAGAGCGAGCCTTCGGAGAAATCCAAAATACTTCTGCTAGGGTCTGCATGGGTCATCTTGAGCTTAATGGTTTTGAAGCTCATCCTGGTCATATAATGACCAATGGTATGGATAAAACTTTATTCTCTAAATTTGATAAAGTATTCTCTGGTCATTACCATATGAAATCATCCGAAGGTAACATAGTTTACTTGGGAAATCCATATCAACTATATTGGAATGATTACGGATGTAAAAGAGGTTTTCATGTATTTGATACCGAAACCATAAGCACAACATTTTATAGAAATCCATTTACAATGTTTCATAAACTGGAGTATAATAATGGTATGCATATTCCAGATAACCTTGAGGGCACTTATGTAAAACTTATTGTTTCTGAAAAGGGTGATTATGCAAAATTTGATTATACCGTAAAGCAACTACAAGATATGGGATTGGCAGATTTAAAAATCATTGAGGATCTGCATATCAATCTTGAAGATAGTGAAGTGTTGGAAACCGAAGATACCATGACGCTACTGGATAAATACATAGATGAGATTGATCTCAAAGTAGACCCTAATAATATTAAAAACATTATGAGATCATTGTACATCGAAGCATGTGAGCTCTAATGTATATTCTTACGGATAAAGAAACTGGAGGCGTATATGCCCTTTTCAATAAACATAGGACAAAAACTGTGCAGGTATTTGAAGAAGAAGATGATGCTGTAAGATATTGTGATCTTTTAATGGCAAATAACTATGAAGACAACCTAGAAATTCTTGAAGTTGAATTAAGTACTATTGCTGTCAACTGTGATAAGTTTGGTTATAATTATGTTGTAATTACCCCTGAGGATATTGTCATACCACCTTCCTGATAAATTATGATTTTATTTGAGACTATTCGTTGGAAAAATTTTCTTTCAACTGGTGACCAATGGACTGAAGTTAAACTAGATGAATCTACATCTACCTTGATTATTGGGCAAAATGGTGCTGGCAAGTCAACCATTTTAGATGCACTTTGTTTTGCTTTATTCAATAAACCTTTTCGTCGAATTAATAAACCACAACTTGTAAACTCAATCAATGAAAAGGGTTTAAAAGTAGAAGTATGTTTTACAATAGGTAAAGATGAATATCGTGTTTTTCGTGGTATAAAACCAAATATCTTTGAATTGTATAAAAACAATAAACTAGTAGATCAAGATGCAGCAACAAAAGATACCCAAAAATATCTTGAGCAATCTGTACTTAAACTTAACTACAAATCTTTTACTCAAGTTGTTATTTTGGGAAGTAGCACTTTTGTTCCTTTTATGCAGCTTCCTGCTGCTCATCGAAGAGAAGTTATCGAAGACTTATTGGATATCGGTATTTTTTCATCAATGAATACTCTCCTGAAAGATAAGATCAGGGAAGCATATAATACCAGCAAAGAGTTTGACCACCGCCTTCAATTATCAGAAGAAAAATATTCTGCTCAAAAAAAGTTGCTTGCATCTTTGGAGGATGTGACAACACAACGTTTAAAGGAAAAGGAAGATCGTATAACAAGCAATCATATTACAATTGATGATACTCAGATTCAATTGTGTGAAAAGCAAAAACAACTTGGTATGATTGAATTCGATTTAACTGTCTATGACAAGTTGAAAAAAGATGTGTCAAATTTTAAACAGGATCAAGCTGTAAAAAAATCAGATCTCAAAAAACTTGCCGAAGAGGTAGAATTTTTTAAGAGTCATGATGATTGCCCTACATGTGGGCAAAGCATTGAAAATAATTTCAAGGATGAAAAGATTCTTACCTTAAGTAAGGTTGGAAAAGTTGCCAGCAAAGAAATTGAAAATACTCAAAAACAGATCGATAAACTCACTGATCGGTTGATTGAGTTGGATGAAAGATCTTCTAAATCATATGAATTGAGGAGCGAGATTAATATTCTTGAGAGAGAAATTGTACGTCTTGAATTTGATAATCTCCAACTTCAAAAAGATTTAATCAAGCTTAGAAGTCAAAATACTAATAGTGAAGATGAAATACAACTATTGGATGATCTAAGGATTGAATTAGAATCAAATAGGGTATTTTGTGCAACGGTATCTAGACATATTGATGAGTATCAAGTTGTATCAAGTCTTTTAAAAGATAGTGGTATTAAAAGTCAGATCATTAAAAAGTATATTCCTGTATTTAATCAACTAATTAATAAATATCTACAGAATATGGATTTCTATGTTAACTTTACACTTGATGAAGAATTCAATGAAATTATAAAAAGTCGATTCAGAGATGAATTTAGTTATTCTTCTTTTTCTGAAGGAGAAAAACAAAAGATTGATTTAGCACTTTTATTTACTTGGAGAGAAGTTGCAAAGATGAAAAATTCTGTCGCAACAAATCTTCTTATTCTGGACGAAGTATTTGATTCGTCCTTAGATGCTGAAGGTACTAATGAATTGCTTAAAATTCTTAGAAGTCTTGGAGATGAAACAAATGTTTTTGTTATCTCCCATAAAGGTGAGATCTTAGTTGATAAGTTTTTACGCACTTTAAAGTTTGAGAAGTGTAATGACTTTTCAAAGTTATCTGATGATTCCTAAATATTATACACCAACTGATTTTATATTATGGACTATAAACCATACTCCCCCGAATGGCATCGTAAACGTTATCTCAAAGAAGCGTTAGACAAGTATTTGGATGAATACATCGACAACGAAGTAATTCTTGAAGACATTTCTGATATTTTATCAGAGAGGTCGGAAAAAGCATAC